AGCGAAGCTGAAATGCTTGCGATTGAAAGCAACCCTGCAACTCGCGCCATGTATGCGCGTTACGGCATCCGCTCGGTAAAAATCGAGCCGGGTGACGAGTGGCAACAACTACCAAGTTGATCTTATGAAAATTCCTAGAGAATGGTCCTTCGAGAACACTAACGTGGCCTCGGGGTTCGATAAGCACGTCCGCGAACAACTGCCGTGGTATGACATGGTGACTGGCGCAATAGCGCATATCGCCCGTCACTACATACCCAAAGGCGGGCTGGTTTACGATATAGGCGCGTCCACCGGCAATATAGGCCGCGCCATAAAAGAAACGCTGAAAGAGAGAAAGGCGAATCTTATTGGCATAGAAGCCAGTGCGGAGATGTGCGCCAAATACAAAGCTCCCGGTGAACTGGTGCAGATTGATGCGCTGGATTATCGGTTTCAGCCCTATGATTTAGCGATCTGCTATCTGGTGATCATGTTCATGCCGCTAGAAAAGCGGCAAGCGTTCATCGATAATTTGAAGTCGATCATCAAGCCCGGTGGCGCATTGTTGATCGTGGATAAATGCGAAGCGGCATCCGGTTATGAAGCCACCGTGTTCTGGCGGCTCACGCTGGCCGGGAAAGTCGCGGCGGGTGTTGATGCGGAAAGCGTCATCAAAAAAGAGTTAAGTTTGTCGGGCGTGCAACGTCCTATCGACCCGGCCATGCTGGGCGAGGATGCAAGCCTTTGGTTTCGCTTCGGCGATTTCGCCGGTTGGATAATTACGAAGTAAAAATCATGTCAGAAGCAACATACAAAGTGGGCGTAATTGCCCGGCTCTTTGGCGTGTCCGAACGCCGGATACAGCAATTAGCGAAGGATGGAATCATCCCCAAAGCCGAGAAAGGCAAATACGAGCTGGTGGGCTGCGTGCGCGGCTATATCGCCTTCCTGCAGGAGCGTGCCTTCGGCAAGGACGTGATGACGATTGACGCGCACCAAGAACGCGCCCGGTTGCTCAAGGCTCAGGCGGATAAAACCGAACTGGAAGTGAAGATGCTGAACCGCGACCTCATTCCGGTGGACGAAGCTAGGATTGTGTGGGCCGGGATGGTGATGACCTGCCGCGCAAAGATTTTAAGTATTCCCACGCGCGGCGCTCAGATTGTCACGGGACTAACAGAGTTTCATGAAGTGGAGAATGCGCTGAGGGAATTCTCGAACGAGATTCTTAACGAGTTCTCTCTCTATGACCCAAAATCGAGCAGAATTATTGATTCAAGAGGTGGTGAGGCTGTTTGCGCCCCCGCCATCGATGACAGTAAGCCAGTGGGCGGACAATTACCGGCAGCTGAGTAGCGAGGCCAGCGCCGAACCGGGCAAGTGGAATACTGATCGCGCACCTTACCAGCGCGAAATCATGGATGCGGTGTGTAATCCGCAGGTCGAAACGGTGGTGATCATGTCTTCCGCGCAAATCGGAAAGACAGAAATCGTCAATAATATCATCGGCTATCACATTCATTTAGACCCGTCGCCCATTCTGCTTTTGCAGCCTACGCTGGAAATGGCGGAAGCATGGAGCAAAGACCGCTTCGCGCCCATGCTGCGCGATACTGATACGCTGCGTGGGCTGGTCAAAGACCCGCGCACACGCAGCAGCGGAAACACACTGCTCTATAAGCGGTTTCCGGGCGGGCATATCACGATGGCTGGCGCCAATTCGCCCGCATCGCTGGCCTCGCGCCCGATACGCATTGTGCTGGGTGATGAAGTTGACCGTTACCCTATATCGGCGGGAACGGAAGGTGACCCGGTGAGCTTGGCCAAGAAGCGCACCACGACATTTTGGAATCGTAAGTTAATCCTGACTTCCACCCCCACCATCAAGGGTGCAAGTAGGATTGAAGCGGCTTTCGAGCAAAGCGATCAACGGCATTACCATGTGCCTTGCTCGCATTGCGGCGAATTCCAAGTGCTGAAATGGTCGCAGGTGAAGTGGGATAGCGGCGAAAACGGCCACATGCCGGAAACGGCACATTATATTTGCGAGGTGAATGGTTGCATTATCACCGGCAGTGATCGGCCGAGAATGATTAAGGCGGGACGTTGGGTGGCAGAAAAGCCGTTCACCGATATCGCCGGTTTTCATATCAACGAGCTGTATTCGCCGTGGGTGACACTGGCGCAAATGGTGACGGACTTCCTGCGGGCGAAAGCCTTGCCGGAAACCCTCAAAACATGGGTGAACACGTCGCTGGGTGAGCCTTGGGAAGAAGACGGTGAAACGCTCGATGCCGATATCCTGCTGGGCCGCAAGGAAAGCTGGGGCAATGAATCGCCGGAGCCGGTGGTGCTGGTGACGGCGGGCGTGGACGTGCAAGGTGATCGCCTTGAAGTCGAGGTGAAAGGCTGGGGCGTTGGTGAGGAATGCTGGTCACTCGATTACCGGGTGATCTACGGCGACCCGGCGCAAGATACGGTGTGGCAGGAGTTGGACGCTTACCTGCTCCAACCGATTCGCAGCAAGTTGGGTGTTCAGCTGAATATCGCATGCACCTGCATCGATTCCGGTGGGCATCACACACAAATGGTTTATGAGTTTTGCAGCAAACGCGCCGTGCGCGGCGTGTTCGCTATCAAAGGCTTAAGCCAAGCCGCCAAGCCGTTGATCGGAAGGCCGAGCCGCAATAACCGCTACAAGTTGCGCCTCTATCCTATCGGCACGGATACGGCCAAGGAAGTGATCTACAGCCGGTTGCGGATTACCGAGCCGGGTGCGGGTTACTTCCACTTTCCGCTGGAACGTGACCGCGAGTATTTCCTGCAGCTGACGGGAGAAAAACAGGTGGTGCGTTTTGCCAAGGGTGTGGCGAAGCGGGAATGGATTAAAACGCGCAGCCGAAACGAGGCATTGGATTGCACCGTGTACGCGCTGGCGGCGTTTAAGCTGCTCAATCCCAATTTGGTGCAGTTGGCTGAGGATATGCAGAAATACCCCGAAATCGAGGCAAATAACCCCGATTCTGAGGCAAAAACGCAAAAGAATAACGCTTGGATACCGCGCATGGACGACTGGATGAAGCGTTAGGCAAGCACCGTACCAGCTGCATCTCCCATAACGGGGATTTGAAGCTGCGCCTTTGCAGAGGTGTGGCTGGTACGGACGCGGCCAAGTGTAACCACGATTATCAGGAAATTTTATGGCATTTACGCAAGCCCAATTAGATGCGCTGGAAACAGCCATTGCCGCTGGCACGCTCGAAGTGAGCGTGGGCGATAAGAAAGTTCGCTACCACTCGCTCGATGAGATGATTCGCCTTCGGGAAATCATGCGGAATCAACTGGATGTGGCCGCGCAAAGCCAGAAAAGCCGTGCCAGCTTCGCAACATTCACGAAGGATTGATTATGTGGTTAGATGATTTAATCGGTGTTTTCTCCCCTATGTCCGGCTTAAAACGCAAGCAAGCCCGTATTGCGCTTGATTTTATGCAACGCGGCTATGAAGGCGCAAAAACCGGAAGGCGCATTGACGATTGGCTGACCACCGGAGCTTCCGCCAACAAAGAGATCGCCTCGGCAGGCAACCGCTTGCGTGAACGCGCCCGTGATCTGGTGCGTAACAACCCTTATGGCAGCAAAGCCGTTGAGGTGTTTGTTGGAAATGCCATCGGTATCGGCATTTCCGCGCAAGCGGATACCGGCTTAAAACGCCTCGATAAGCAGATCATGGAAGCGTGGAATGACTGGTGCCAGTCCTGTGACTCGGAAGGTGATTTAGACTTCAACGGCATGCAGGGGTTAGTGGCCCGCGCCATGTTCGAGAGTGGTGAGTGCTTCGTGCGTTTCCGGGATCGCCCGTTTAGTCTGGATTATCCTATACCGTTTCAGCTGCAAGTGTTGGAAGCAGATTTCCTTGATACGAGCAAAACCGCACCTGCTGGCAATGGCAACTATATCAATCAGGGCGTGGAGTTTGATTCATTCAACCGGCGTGTTGCCTACTGGATGTGGCCGCAACATCCCGGCGAAGATGGAATTGGCGCGATGCGGCTGCAAAGCGTGCGCGTACCAGCCGATCAGATTATCCACCTGTTTCGTAAACACCGCCCCGGCCAGTTCCGGGGCGTTACTTCTTTTGCGCCCTCCATCGTGCGGATGCGTGATCTGGATGGTTACGATGACGCGGAATTGTGGCGCAAGAAGATTGAAGCCTGTTTTGCCGCGTTTGTGACGCAAGTGAGCGGCGCAGATGGCCCGATTGTCGGCAACATGGTGAAAAAGAACGCCAGTGCTGGTGCTTCAAGCGACCCGGACAAGCTGGAACAATTCCGCCCAGGGATGATTGAATATCTGCAACCGGGCGAGGATATCCGCTTCGGCAATCCGAATAGCGATGGCAACTACGAATCCTATGAGCGCGTGCAGCTGCATGCGATTGCGGCGGGCCTCGGCATTACTTATGAGCAGCTTACGGGCGATTTGAGCCAAGTAAACTACAGCAGCCTTCGGGCTGGCTTGCTCGAATTCCGCAGCCTCATCGAAATGTTGCGGTGGCAGGTGTTCGTGCCGCGCCTGTGTGTTCCGGTATGGCGGCGGTTTATTGATCGCGCCTATGTCGCCGGGAAAATCGGCCGAATCGAATACGGGGTGAAATGGACTCCGCAAACCTTCGAGATGATTGACCCGCTGAAAGACGCACAGGCCGATACGCTTATGATTCGTAACGGCACGCTCACCTTAAAAGAAGCAATCGCCCGCAGAGGTTTTGACCCTGAAAAGCAAATCGAGGAAATCGCGGCAACCAACCGGCTGCTCGATGAAAACGAAATCGTCCTTGATTGTGACCCCCGCTACACGGCGAAAAGCGGCACGCAACAAACTGAAAAAGGAGGCAGCAATGCAGACTCAACACCCGTTAAACAATCCACCAAAAAATCTGGCAAGCAACTCGAACTTACCCTTGATGGGGAGGATGAATATACCGCTTCAGACGAGGCTGGCGCAACTTGAGGAAGATAAAACCGGCGCAGAAGAACGTATTTTCAACGTGATTTTCACCACCGGCGCAACCGTTCGCAAATACAATTACTTCGCGGATGAAATGTATGACGAAGAATTGGTGGTGAATGAAACTTCCGTGCGCTTGGGGCGACTGAATAGCGGTGCGCCGGTGCTGGATACACATAGCGATTTCGAGTTGGATAACGTCAAAGGCGTGGTGATCGCTGGAAGCGCACGTATTGAAGGCGGGCTTGGTTATGCCAGCCTAAAAATTGATGGCGGGCCGGAAAACGAGCCTGTCATTCGCAAAATTCGGGATGGAATCATCCGGAATGTCAGCGTTGGCTATCGTGTCCACCGATACGAGGTCATACGAAACGATGGTGCGGTTCCCCTGTACCGCGCCATCGATTGGGAGCCTTACGAAATTTCGTTGGTTCCTATCGGGGCGGATGCTGGCGCTGGCATCC